CTTTTAATCCACCAGATACTTTAGAAGGAGATTATCAAAAAATATCAAGATCTATAGAGTGCTTATATGAAGGTGCTTTAGTTTTAGGAACTGATAGATTGTTAAAATGGGAAATGGCTAAGAACATGATGCGACCAAAAAGTGATTATACCAAAGTAAAAATGAATTACTCTATGGTGGCGCCTAGAATGTATGAGGGTAGAATAGAATCATTAGTTGGTAGAATTACCGGTTTTGCTGATATGATTCAATTAACGCATTTGAAACTACAACAAGTATTATCAAGAATGGTACCAGATGGTGTTTATTTAGATGCTGATGGACTCGCTGAGATTGATTTGGGTAATGGAACTAATTACAACCCACAAGAAGCCTTAAATATGTTCTTCCAAACAGGTAGTATTATTGGTAGGTCGTTAACTCAAGAAGGAGATATGAATCCAGGTAAAGTACCTATCCAAGAAATATCTGGAGGACAAGGTGCTGGTAATAAAATGCAAGCTCTTATAGGTAACTATAATTACTATTTACAGATGATAAGAGATGTGACTGGATTAAACGAAGCCAGAGATGGTAGTATGCCAGATAAGTATTCTTTAGTTGGCGTTCAAAAATTAGCTGCGGCAAATTCAAACACAGCAACAAGACATGTACTACAAGCGGGATTGTTTTTAACAACATCTATAGCAGAATGTCTTTCTCTTAGAATATCAGACGTACTAGAATATTCACCAACAAGAGACGCTTTTGTAAGAGGTATAGGTGTACATAACGTTGCTACGTTACAGGAAATATCTGATTTACACCTATATGATTTTGGTATATTTTTAGAATTAATGCCAGACGAAGAAGAGAAAGCAATACTTGAAAACAATATACAGATGGCGTTGCAGCAGCAAGGTATAGACTTAGAAGATGCTATTGATGTTAGAGAAATTAGAAGTGTTAGATTAGCTAATCAAGTGTTAAAAATTAGAAGAAAGAAAAAAATTGAAAGAGATCAGCGAATGCAACAAGAGAATATACAAGCTCAAGCACAAGCTAACGCTCAGCAACAACAAGCCGCGGCTCAATCAGAAGTTCAAAAACAACAAGCTTTAACGCAAAGTCAAATACAATTAGAACAAGCTAAAGCCCAAATGAAAGCACAAGAGATGTTGCAAGAAACTTCTCTTAAAAAAGAACTAATGCAATTAGAGTTTCAATACAATATGCAGCTTAAACAAACTGAAGTAGGTACGGTTCAAAATAGAGATAAAATAAAAGAAGACCGTAAAGATGAAAGAACAAAGATTCAAGCAACTCAACAAAGCGAGTTAATAGAGCAAAGAAACATGAGTTCTCCACCTAAAAACTTTGAATCTTCAGGTAATGATCTATTAGGTGGTGGTATGGGATTGCCTGGATTAGGACAATAAAAAATTATTAACTATTATTATATTATATTATGGCAGAAAACAAAAAAGAAGGACCAGTCGTGGATAACGAGGTTGGTTCGTTAAAAGTAAAAGAAAAAAAGGAACAACAACCTGCTGGTAACGAGACAAAAGGAAATGTTACTAAGGTTAAACAAAAAATGACAATGAAACCTATTATAGAAGAAGAAACTATAATTAAGGTAGATTTAGACAAACCACTAAAAACAGAAGAAGATGCCGTTCAAGAGCAAAGCACAGATGAGATTCCTGTACAAGACGAATCCACAGTTAGCGAAAAAGTGGTCGAAGAAATCATCGAAAAAACAGATGAAGAATCTTCCGGAGAAGACGACTCCATTCAAAATGAAACAACATCCACTGCTGAGGAGGTAGCTGAAGAGGCTAGCAAAGCAATAGAAGAATCGCTTGAAACTGGAAAACCTTTACCCGAAGGTGTTCAGAAACTTGTTGATTTTATGGAAGAAACGGGTGGAGATTTAAACGATTACGTTAAACTAAATCAAGATTATAGTGAGTTAGATAACTTAAGTTTATTAGAAGAATATTATGTCCAAACAAAACCTCATTTAAGTAAAGAAGAAATTAATTTTCTAATGGAAGATCAATTTTCTTACAACGAAGATGTTGATGATGAAAAGGATATAAAAAGAAAAAAATTAGCGTTAAAAGAGCAAGTTGCCAGCGCTAAAACTCAATTGGAAGAGACCAAATCCAAATACTATGAAGATATTAAAGCTGGAAGCAAGCTCACTGAAGAGCAGCAAAAAGCAGTTGATTTCTTTAATAGATACAAAAAGGAAGAAGAAGAGAACGTAAAAGGATCAGAGGAACGTGTAAATACATTTCAACAAAAAACAAAAAATGTTTTTAACGACAAGTTCAAAGGTTTTGAATTCAATGTTGGAGAAAAGAAATTTAGGTATAACGTTCAAGATGTAGAGAAAACAAGAGATAGTCAAAGCGACATAAATAATTTTATCGGAAAGTTTCTTGATAAAAATAACACTATGAGCGACGCTAAAGGTTATCATAAATCTCTATTCACAGCTATGAATCCTGATGCAATTGCAAAACATTTTTACGAACAAGGACAAGCTGATGCTTTAAAACAAAGTGTTGAGAAAGGGAAAAATATAAATATGGATCCTAGACAAGAACATGGAGTTGTTGAAGCAGGCGGAATTAAAGTAAGGGTATTAGGCGATGATTCTTCTGATTTCAAATTTAGAATTAAAAACAAAAAATAACAATTTAAAAATTATTAATTATGGCAATTACTGCAGGAAGTAATTTGAATAGTGTTCCAGCTTCAGCGAAGCAAACATTATCTACAAATTATTTAGATCTTGCGTCTACAGCTGGACAAGGCTGGGCGCAACAATATTTACCAGATCTAATGGAGCAAGAAGCTGAAGTTTTCGGACCGAGAACTATTTCAGGTTTCTTAGCACAAGTTGGAGCTGAAGAGTCTATGATGGCTGATCAAGTTGTTTGGTCTGAGCAATCAAGATTACATTTATCATACACGGGTACGATAGATTTAGATGGTGATACAAACGGTACGTTTTCTGTTGTCGCTGATATCGATGGTGATACAACTGTAGGTTCTACAACAAGTAGAACTCATGGTATTAGAGTTAACGATATGGTACTTTTAGCAACTGCTGGAAAAGTTTCAAAATGTTTAGTAGTAGAAACTCCAGATTCAAACGTTGTTTCGCTTGAGTCTTATGGTGAAGCTGTTTTAACAACTCACTCTGAAGTTGCTAGTGCTGCTACTCTATTAGTTATAGGTTCTGAGTTTGGTAAAGGAGCTTCTTACGCTGACGAAACTGGTACTTATAAAACTGATTCAAGAGGTGCTAACGAACCTACTTTCAAGTCGTTCCACAACAAACCAATTATAATGAAAGATTACTACGAAGTATCAGGTTCTGATGTTTCTAGAATTGGTTGGGTTGAAGTAGCTTCTGAAGCAGGTGGTTCTGGTTACATGTGGTATCTAAAAGCTGAAGCTGACACAAGAGCGCGTTTTGCTGATCATTTAGAGATGACATTATTAGAGGCTGAGAAAACTGCTGATGCATCTATTATTGGTTTTGGTGCTAACAGTCAAGTTAGAGGTGCTGCTGATGCTGGTTTAAACGGTGCTGGTACTGAAGGTTTATTTGCAGCTATCGAAGATAGAGGTAACGTAACTTCTGGTGTTACTGGTGTTAACGCTGCTACTGATTTAGCTGAATTTGATGCTATCTTAGCTGAGTTTGACAATCAAGGTGCTATTGAAGAAAACATGATGTTTGTAAACAGAGCTACTAGTTTAGCAATGGATGATATGTTAGCTTCTATGAACTCTTACGGTGCTGGTGGTACATCTTATGGTGTATTCAACAACTCGGAAGATATGGCGTTAAATTTAGGTTTCTCTGGTTTCAGACGTGGATCTTACGATTTCTACAAATCAGACATGAGATACTTAAATGACAAAGCTACAAGAGGTGGTATTAATAGTGCTGCTACTAGCGAGGCTATTAGAGGTATTATAGTTCCAGCTGGTACATCTACTGTTTATGACCAAATGTTAGGGAAAAACTTAAAACGTCCATTCTTACATGTTCGTTATAGAGCTTCTCAAACTGATGACAGACGAATGAAATCATGGGTTACTGGCTCGGTTGGTGCTGCTACATCTGCACTTGATGCGATGCAAATCCACATGCTTTCTGAAAGATGTTTAGTTACTCAAGGTGCTAACAACTTTATGTTAATGAAGTAAGCACAATTACTTTAAAGAGACTGGGATTAATTTCCCAGTCCCTTTATTTTTATTAATTTTATTATATATTATATTATGGCAAAGAAAAAACAAACAAAAGTTGAGGTAGAAGAACCTCAAATTCAAAAAGAGGTTGTTGTAGAAGCACCTTCGGTTGTAGAACAACCAAAAGCAAGAGAAAGAGTAAAACCAAAAAATGAATGGGAAATAAAAGATAGATTATATTTGCTAAAGGATGGTAAAAAACCATTATCAAGAATGATTAAATCTACAGGTATTTACTATTTTGATCAAAAAAAAGGTTACGAAAGAGAACTTAAATATTGTCAAAATCAAAAAACACCATTTGTTGATGAAATGAAAGGTGATCAAAGATTAGAACATATTATTTTTAGATCTGGTAGTTTATTTGTAGAAAAAGAAAAAACAACTTTACAAAAACTACTAAGTTTATATCACCCGC